GTTTCTTTTACAGTTGAAACTTCAGCTTTCCAGTCTGTCGGCATTTACGAATCTTTCTGCTTATGAACTTATAACCTTAGGTTGCTTAACAGCTAACTAAGGCCATAGGCCAGGTAAGTTACTAGATCCGACTTAGCACGGAAGTCTTAGGTCCTCAAATCTGAGATTGAGAACACCGTTTTGGCTGATCAGTCTTGAACCCCATGAGTTTTGTCACGTCTCTCAGGCGAGATAAGTTTTATGTGGTTCTAGCACGTCAAATTAAATATATTAGGTATTCCATTTGTATTTTTTTTGTATGTAGAAAATATTATCCAGCCTCATAGCCAACAATCTCGTTGACTTCATCTTTGAAGCTCCAGATTGAACCTCCCATCCTTGCCGACCGTTCGGCACGGAACTCTTTCATGAGGCTACCCTTGGGTAGTCTAATCTTCATGTCGGATGTTTCCGTGTCGCCCGGAAGTGCAAGCGGTGGCAAGCCAACCTCTCTTTTCTTTATCTTCTCTACATATTTTTGTTTAGGCCCAATCTTGGCAGAAATGACTACTCTCGGATTGTGATAATACTCTTCCCTTTTGGAAGGTTTATTACTAATAATCTTGGCGCTTTCGTGCTTAAGAGGATTCTTATAGAATTTTCGACTCATGAAAGTTGCGAAACGCCTTTGAAAACTTGTTGCTTTAGGCTGCCTAGGCAGATTAAACCCCAAGCCACCAAGTTCTATTGGTATTCCAAGATTATATTGTCCATTTTGAGAGAGTTTGTTTATTTCCTTCAAGTTATAGTGTATAAACCTACGGTGCACGCGCTCCTTGTCCACAGCCCCCTCCAGGAGGTAGTTGTAGATGTCCCATAAAGGCAAATCCTTAACATTCTTTCTGCCTGTACTCTTAGATTGTTTGGTCAAAAGACCAACGTTTAAGAAGCCAAGCTTGGTATATGTATAAACTCCGGAAGTCGTCTTCTTTGCAGAAAACAGTTCCGTGTTAATAGTCATATACCGATCATGAATGTAATTTTTGCCAAGGGAGAGCTCGAAGCCCA